TCCGCATTGTGAAATGTCAAGCGGGCGATGCGGGCTACTGAAAAGGGTATATAAAAAACACTACTTTTCTATCTTATATAGATTATATACCGGCCACTCCCCCGTGGCTCACCTCGGCTAAGTCCTTGATTTATAACGCTTTTCCTCATAACTTGACAGATGTAAAGTGTCAAGTTGCACAATGTGAAATGCTGCCTTGTTGTAGCGTTGTAAAGTTCTCAGATAGATTGTTTACAAGTTGACACATTGACCCCCCTAGAATGTATAGTTGTAGTACACGTCATGCGACAGAGCTACAAACCCCCGACGTATGGGGCTGTTTGTAGTAAGGCACCCACTGCCCCATCGTGGTGCGCTGTGCGTGGACAAAAGAAAAGCCCGCTCACCTTGCGGTGGCGGGCTCGGTTCACTTGAACCAGTACCGCATTGGAAGAGACCAGAAGAACCGCCAGCGAGCCCAGTTCTCCGTGTCTTGTCCAACCCTTGCGGCGTCCAGAAAGGTCAGCCGCGTGTAGCGGCTGACACCTACAGCAACACGCCACATGGTGGGCGTGTGCACTCTGCTTAGCAGCATCGTTCACTCCTTAGGAAAAGAAAGCCCGGTCGGCTTTACCGGCCGACCGGGGCTCATACCGCAGGCTCAGAAGAGCTTGCGGGGACCCTTCGCTACGTTCTCATCCTTGTCGATGATAGTCACGCCGTCGAGGGGCGATTCCCTATCCATGTCGAGTCGGACGTAGATCGCTCCACCGGCCATCGGAGGGCTCATCGCCAAGGCGTTGACCTTGGCGGGAGCCTTGATGAGCTTGACCGCTTGCAGTCCCGAGAAGGTACCCTTATCGGAAACGCGGGTTGCGGTAACCTCGACCACGAAGGTCAAGGGGCGGATGCTGCGCTTCGGCGCGGCTTCAGGCTTATCTGCCATTTTCCACTCCACGAAACGCGGGTCCCGATAGATTGTGAAAGAGCGAGGGACTCGGGTCCCGCTTGGGATCCCTCGTTCCTGTCGACTGCGGTGTCCGCCGTCGACACATTCAGACTGGCAGAACCTTACAAAAACGTCAAGTTACCGAGGCAGGAATACCCGACTGCGCCGCAGGGTTTTTGCCTGCGGCCGGTCGCGCCGCGCTGGCGAACGGGCGAGGGAGGGGGGTACATGGATCGGCAAAAACTACCCGCCCCCCATTTGTAGGCAACCTCTCAACCCAAGACCCGAAAAACCAGAGTGTAAAGTTAGCGCCTGGGGCGCACACCCAGTAAAGTTACGCCGCCCCAATTTGCACCAACCCCCCACTCCCCCTACACTCCCGTCATGGACAACCTCCCGCTGAACCTGACCAAGTGGAACGACAGGCTGGCGTTCGATGTGGCCCTCACCCTTGAGGGCAGTGGAGAGACGCTGAATGAGATCGTCGCCCGCCACAGGATCCAACCCGCCGACCTCCTCACGTTCAACCAGGACCCGCTCTTCCTCAAGAAGGTCGAGCACTACCGCAACGAGGTCAGGGACAAGGGGCTCACGTTCCGACTCAAGGCCCGCGCACAGGCCGAAGAACTCCTCACCACCTCGTGGCTCCTCATCCACGATCCAGCGGTCTCCCCCACGGTCAAGGCCGACCTGATCAAGTCCACCGTCAAGTGGGGTGGCCTGGAACCGAAGGACACCGCCTCAGCTTCCGCTGAAGGTGGTGGTGTGAAGATCACCATCAACCTGGGCTCCAGCCCCCAGGATGCGCGTACCATCGAGGCAACCCAGGAGGTCGTGGATGTCCCTGCCGACGAGTATTCAGAGTCTGTTCAGTGATACCTTCGAAGGTATGCCTGCGGCTCGGCTGAAGAGTTCCGTGGAGGTGCACAACCTCCAGACGGCCCTGAGGGAACACCGCGTGTCGCACCTGACGAAGATCCTCAAGCGCAAGAAGCAGCGCGAGTTCGTGGTCATCCTGCCTACGCAGGCCCCAGCCCATGCCGCTTGAGATCAACTACACCCCGCCGCCCACAGGGGCGCGGTTCATGCAGAGCGATGCCAAGATGCGCGTTCTCATGGGCCCCGTGGGCTCGGGCAAGTCGGTGACGTGCTCCTTTGAGATCATCCGCAGGGCCAGTGCACAGGCACCTGACGCTCGTGGGAAGCGGCGCACCCGCTTCGCTGTGGTCCGTGAGACTGCGCGGCAGCTACAAGACACGACGATCAAGACGTTCCTGGATTGGTTCCCACCGGGGGACTGCGGGGACTACATGCGCACGACGAAGACCTACTTCTTCCGAGTGGGGGAGGTGGAGTCGGAGATCATGTTCCGGGCGCTGGATGACGCCGACGATGTGGCGAACCTCAACTCGCTGGAGTTGACAGGAGCGTGGTTCAACGAGTGCCGGGACATCCACCCTGACATCGTGGACGCCATGTCCAAGCGGATCGGACGCTTCCCGTCGAAGAAGGACGGTGGGCCCACATGGCATGGGATGTGGGGGGATACGAACCCACCCACGATGGATACGTGGTGGTACTATCAGCTTGAGCACCTCGACCCCAAGGACGGTGTGTCGCTCAACGACAACGGGTGGGAAGTGTTCAAGCAGCCCTCCGGGCGCAGTCCGTACGCCGAGAACGTGGAGAACCTGCCCGAGGGGTACTACGACACCCAGGGTCGCTCGGAGGAGTACATCCGGGTCTACATCGACGGGGAGTACGGGCTGTCATCGGCGGGGATGCCGGTGTACAAGTACTTCCGGCCGGACTACCACATGGCCAAGGAGCGGCTGCGCTTCACGCTCAACGGGGTCAGGCCGGTGGTCATCGGGATGGACTTGGGTCTCACGCCTGCGGCTGTCATCGGGCAGCAGGACCCCAGGGGGCGGGCGCTCATACTTGACGAGTGTGTCTCGTTCGACATGGGGGTGCAGCGGTTCCTGCGGACGAAACTCAAGCCGTTGCTGTACGAGCGGTTTCCGGGGGCTCCGGTGCTCATCGTCGTTGACCCCGCAGGGGTACAACGCGCCCAGACCGACGAGCGCAGTGCGGTGGACATCATCAAGGCGGAGGGGATGCGGGTCATCCCGGCCAAGACCAACAGCATCTCGGCGCGGGTCAACGCGGTGGACGACTACCTCATGCGGCAGGTGGACGGGGACCCGGCGTTCCTGGTAGACCCCAGGTGCACGAGGCTCAAGGCGGCCATGATGGGGGGCTATCGGTACAAACCCCGAGGGGATGGGCAGATCGACAAGAACTCCCACTCCCACATCGCGGAAGCCCTCCAGTACCTCATGTTGCACGTGGGCAACGCTGGCGAGGGACAGGCCATGTCCCAGCGGCGGGAGGTGAAAAAGGCACCGGCAATGGGTTGGACGTGATATGCTCCTGGCGTTCACTCCCTTGTCTCCTCCTCTGATCGAGGTTAGCCCTCCGGTAACACGGGGGGCTTTTTCTTTTGCACAACACCTGTATACTTGTCGTGGGGCTACTGGAGATACTCCATGAAGTGTGGTCAAGGTAAACCGTTCAAGTCCTACCAGATGGGTGGGCTTGTGACCAAGGGACCGGAGAAGGTCCCCCAGGACATCGACATGATCTCCTCGCTCAAGGGCAAGGAGCGTGCAGACGCTGAGAAGCGCATGGGGGTCAAGCCCCCGGCTCCTCGGGCTTCCGAGGCTGGTCTGACGGCTGAGCAGCGCAAGGCCATCATGCAGCGAGCTTCTGAAGCCAAGAAGAAGTGACATGGCCGGTCTGACATTCCTGCGGGTCGTCGGTAACGCTGAGCTTGCTCGTCAGGAGCAGGAGGCGGCGGACCGGGCGTTGCAGGCGCGTCAGAACCAGCCGGTCATCCTCGGACTGGCGTCGTACCTGCGGGGTTGCTGGGACCGGGCGCAGATTGCGAAGAAGCCCATCGAGAACGAGATGCTGCGTGCGCTGAGGCAGCGCAACGGTGAGTACGAGGCGGACAAGCTCAAGCAGATCCGCGATCAGGGTGGCTCGGAGATCTACATGATGATCTCCGAGGTCAAGTGCCGTGCGGCTGAGTCGTGGCTGCGGGACATCCTGCTCGATACCGGCTCTCCCCCGTGGGACCTGGAGGCTACGCCCATCCCCGACCTGTCGCCCACACAGTCCAGGGAGATCCAGTCCCAGTTCGCTGAGCGTGTGCTGCGCATGGTGCAGGAGTTCGGCAAGGCTCCCACCCAGGAGGAGATGGCCCAGATGCGCGAGATGGTCGCGCAGGACTACCGCTTCGCAGTGCTCCAGGGAGCACAGGTCCGGGCTGACCGGATGAAGCAGAAGATCCAGGACCAGTTCGTCCAGGGCGGCTGGGAGTCAGCGTTCAACGACTTCATCACGGACCTCGTGACGTTCCCGGCTGCGTTCGTCAAGGGACCCGTCGTGCGCAGGCAGCGGGCCCTGGGGTGGAAGGTCGACGCCACGGGTCGCACCACGGTTGAGCCCATCGAGCGGCTGGCACCGGAGTACGAGCGGGTCGATCCGTTCTACATCTACCCCGAGCCGGGGATCAGCAACATCAACGAGGGCTACCTCTTCGAGTACCACCCGCTGTCGCGGATGCAGTTGTCCGACCTGATCGGCGTGCCTGGGTACGACGAAGATGCCATCCGCAAGCTGCTGGAGATCGGCAACGGGCAGTCGTGGATCAACGAGGATGTCGAGTTGATCAAGGACGAGGAGGAGCGCAAGTACTACTCCTACATGCGTCCGACCGACGTGTACGATGCCCTGGAGTTCTGGGGCAAGGTCAGCGGCAAGATGCTGCGGGAGTGGGGCATGTCCGAGGAGGACGTGCCGGACGACGCCCGTGAGTACGACGCCAACGTCTGGCTGGTGGGGAACTTCGTCATCAAGGCGGTGCTCAACTACGACCCGCTGGGCGAGAAGCCCTACACCAAGACTTCGTTCATCAAGTGCCCCGGTGCCTTCTGGGGCAAGGGCATCCCCAAGATCATCGAGGATCTGCAAGCCGTGTGCAACGCGGCG